ACCCTTGGGGGACAAGTCAAAAGGCCCTACCAAGGCGAAGGCAAAGAAGGCGAAGCGGTCGCGAAAGGCTGCGGACAAGTAATGGAATCTAGGCGCAAGAGCACCAAGGGCGCTGTTCGTCAGTTTTAAAGGAGAAGGTTAATGGCTAGTCGTGTTGGAGAAAAAACAAAGACAAGCGCAGAGCGTAGAAAGCGTATACGCGATGCACGGTCTCCCGATGATTTTAAATCGGTTGAGGCGGACAAGAAACAAACAGCCGCAAACAGGGCTAAAACGTTAGCTGAAACGCGAAGAGACTATGCTTCTGCGGACTATGGTAATGTTGACTTACGAACCAAAGGGCAAACAAATCCAACATATAAGTCCTTGGATATTTCAGACTTGCCCGGGAAAACTACGCTTGGAAAATCTAAAAACCTTGGCGGCGGTTCAATGCCTGATGGAGCAGTAAAGCCTGAAGACAGCAGCCCTCCCCCTTCAAGGCGCTCTAACAAGTCGGGCATTACGCCAGCACCTAAACCAGACAAGAACTTTGGTGGTAAGGGAGTAACTAAGTCGTTGCGCCCCCAGTATCGAAACTTTGGTGAGGGAGGAGAAGTTAACGCAGGTATTAAAGCGTTGCGGAAACAAGCGAACGGCGGAAATACAAATGCTAAAAAAGCACTAACAAATATGGGGTATAAAAACGGTGGTAGTGTTATGACTAGAACCAATCAGAAACCATATATAGGTTAATGCCATGACTACTTCTGGGTCCAGAGATTTCAACATTGATGTTGGTGAAATTATTGAGGAAGCGTATGAGCGGTGTGGACTAGAGGTCCGCACTGGTTACGATGCCCGAACTGCGCGTAGGTCTTTGAACCTAATGTTTGCTGATTGGGCAAACCGTGGCATCAACATGTGGACCGTGGCGCAAGGCACTATAACGTTGACGCAAGGGCAGGCCACTCAGACGTTAACGGCGGATGTTGTTGATGTACTAGAGGTTGTTCTTAGGCGCAGCAATACAGACTTTGAGGTAGAACGAATTAGTCGGGGGGAGTATGCTACTCTTCCCAACAAAACCACGCAGGGTAGACCAAGCCAGTTTTGGTTTAACAGACAGATTGAGCCTGTTATAAATCTGTGGGCCGTTCCCGAAAATTCTACCGACCAGTTAATCTACTACTATGTGCAGAGGATTGAAGACGCCGATGCCTTGGTAAACACAACGGACATGCCGTTTCGTTTCTACCCATGTATGGTAGCGGGACTGGCGTATTATATCGCTATGAAAAAAGCGCCGGAACGGATACAACTCTTAAAGAGTGTGTATGAAGAAGAGTTCCAACGGGCCTCTGACGAGGACGAGGATCGTGTTCCTCTTAAACTTCAACCAAGCATTCAGTATTTAAGGGTGTGACATGGCCTATGCCTCAGACAAGAATGCGTATGGTATTTCAGACCGCTCTGGCTTTCGCTATAGACTGAGAGATATGCGAGAGGAGTGGACAGGGGCGCGTGTTGGTAAGGACGAGTTTGATCCAAAGCACCCTCAGTTGTTTCCTCCCAAGGTAGGGGCTGATCCCCAAGCTTTGAGAAACCCCCGACCCGAGGGCGGTTTAGAGGCTCAAAGAAACATTCAGTACGGCTTTAGACCTGTTGGCTTTCACGGGGACGAGGCGTTGACTCCTAACAGATTGAAATCTACAGGGGAGGTCGGAGAGGTTACGGTGGTCACGTCATGAGCTTTACATTTGCGCAGTTAAAAACAGCGTTGCAGGATTATACTGAGAACACAGAGACTTCTTTTGTAGCTAATCTTCCTTTGTTTATACGAGTTGCGGAAGAACGTATTTTAAAGTCGGTTCAGTTAAACTTGTTTCGAAGAAACGTTTCGGGCAACATGTCAATCGGCAATAAATTCCTTGCGGCCCCGTCTGACTTTCTTGCTCCTTATTCTTTGAGCTATACCAGTGGTTCTGAGCAAGTGTTTTTAGAGTTCAAGGACGTTAGTTTTATTCAAACATACAACCCAGACCCTACTGTTACAGGGTTGCCGAAGTATTATGCTTCGTTTGATGTCAGCAATTTTATCTTGGCTCCTACGCCGAATGCTTCTCTTGCTGCGGAACTTCATTACTTGTATCGGCCTGTAAGTCTGACCGCAGGAGCGGAAAGCGGCACAACATGGTTGAGTGAAAATGCAGAGTTAAGCTTACTGTATGGATCGTTGATAGAGGCGTATATTTTCATGAAGGGTGAGCCGGACGTTATGGCAATCTATGATAAGCGTTATCAAGAATCTTTGGTTGGTCTGAAGCTTTTGGGAGAGGCTAAAGAAACTACGCAGGACTATCGTGTTGGTCGGATTATAAGGCCCAAACAATGAATAACATGTCCTTTGGAGAATTTAAGGTCGAGGTTCAAACCACCAATAATCGTGGTTTTACTCCCGAAGAGGTGGCGCACCGATGCGTAGGTAAGATCGTTGCCTTTTCCGAAGACGCTCACCCTACGTTGCGAGATCAGGCTATTGCCTATCGTGACAGCATAGAGAAGCTACTGGTTATCTATATGAAACAGGCTATCCAAAGTGACCGTACTACGGTATATAATGCGATTAAAGAAGCGGGTCATCCAACGTTGGCTGAATATATAAGGAAAATGTAATGGCTTTTAACGGAAATTTCCTGTGTACTTCGTTCAAAAAAGAACTGATGACGGCTACACATAACTTNACTGCGGCAAGCAATGTTTTTAAACTGGCGCTCTATACTAACAGNGCGACTTTAAATGCTGCGACTACGGCATACACGGCAACAAACGAAATCGCCCAAAGTGACAGTACAAACTACCCAGCAAAAGGTCAGTTTGTTACTACAGTCACACCAACGACTAGCGGCACAACTGCGCTTACAGATATGGCGGACGAAGTGTTTTCTAACGTNACTNTTTCCAGTGTTCGCGGTGCTTTAATTTATAATGANGCNGCGTCAGGTGATCCGTCTGTTTGTGTGTTAGATTTTGGCGCGGACAAGGGTGCAACGTCTGGTGACTTCACCATTGTTTTTCCTNCNGCTGANGCNAGNAANGCAATNATNNGGATAGCNTAACATGGCAATANNNNTAGGNAATCGTGCAAAAATGTCCACCAGTACCACGGGTACTGGAACGATTANCTTGGGCAGCGCNCTNTCNGGNTANCAANCNTTTGNANANGCGGGNATTACCAACGGTCAAACGATAAGGTACGCGATAGAGGACGGGACTGCTTTTGAAATAGGCAGCGGTACTTATACGTCTAGCGGCACTACGCTTACGCGGTCTGTTACGGAAAGCTCCAACTCTGACAACGCTATTACGCTCAGTGGCAACGCGGAGGTGTTTGTTACAGCGACTGTCGCTGACTTGTTTATTAACGATGGCGCGTCAACTCTGACAACCACGGGCGTTATCACGGGTGGCACGGTAGAGGCAACCAGCGATACAGCGGCGGGTGACAATGCCGCTATGGGCTACCAATCTGATGATGGGCTGGTTCTTACGGGGCAGGGTGCCGTTAGAGATGTGACCATTAAAAATGACGCTGATGCTACTGTTATTTCTATACCTACGGGAACCACGAATGTAGACTTTGCCTCTAGCATTGATGTGGCAAACGTAGGAATTGCAACGGGTGTTATTGATTTAAAGAACGGCGGATCACAGTCTGTTGTTAAGTTCTATTGTGAGGCCAGCAACGCGCATTATGCTCAGATACAAGCTCCTGCTCACGGATCGTTTAGCGGAAACGTGACGCTGACACTTCCCGCGACTACAGACACAATCGCAGGTATTGCCGCAACGCAGACGTTTACGAACAAAACGCTTACTACTCCCGTACTGACTACTCCGATTGCTAACGCTGGTATCCAGCTTAAAAACGGGTCCACGTCAGCAGGATTTCTTGAATTTTTTGAGGACAGTGATAACGGCACAAACAAGGTCACTCTTATTGGCCCCGCTTCTACTGCTGACGTAACAATAACGCTACCAGCGGCGGCGGATACTCTTGTTGGCAAGGCCACCACTGACACTCTGACTAATAAAACGCTGACTACTCCTGTTGTAAATGCGGGTGCACAGTTAAAGAACGGAGCGACTTCGGCGGGGTTCCTTCAGTTCTTTGAAGATTCGGACAACGGTACTAACAAGGTGACATTGATTGGCCCCGCTTCTACAGCGGACATCACGTTGACGTTACCTGCAACTGCGGGAACTATAGCAACAACTGTGTCGGCGGCAGACGAGGCTACGGCGCTGGCGATTGCCCTTGGATAATAGGATAACAAATGGCTAATACATTTAAGGTAATAACAAGAAGTGCGGCACCCGCCAGTTCAGGAACACCTGAGACGCTGTATACGGTGCAAACTGGTAGCACGGTAATTGTTCTTGGACTGACCTTGGCTAACATCCACACTGCGCAGGTTACTGCCAGCGTTACGCTGGTCAGCACCACAACGCAGACCAGCCAGACGCAAAACACCACGGCCTTTATTGTGAAAGACGCTCCGATACCCATTGGGTCAACGCTCAGTGTTCTTGACGGCAAAATTAACCTGAACGTAGGTGACATTATTAAGATTGACTGTTCTGTTGCGGACAAGGTTTCTGTTACGATGAGCTACATGGAGATTACCTAATGGCTGGTTACATTGGTAAAAAGGCTGCGTTAACGGTTGGGATTGCCGCGACTGTTGACGAGCTAAATTACAATGACACGGGGTCCGCTGTTGGCACTGTTGTGGCGAGTAAGACCGTAACTGCGGACGCCAATAAGGATGTTGCTAGTTTCCGTAATATAACCGCGACAGGAACAATTACAGGTGGTGGTTTAACGCTGCCTGATGGCAGTATAAACATTGCTGATCTGGATATAGATGGCGGTACAGACATTGGTGCAGCACTGGTTGATGCAGACTTAATGGTTGTAGATGATGGTGCAGGTGGTACAAACCGCAAGGCTACAATGGCTAGGTTAGCTACGTATATGGGTACTAAAATTGGTGGAGGTATGGAGTTTATTGCTTCATCAGGTGAATTATCAAGTGCTGCTTCTGTTAGTTTTACAGGTTTTGACGCAAGTAAATACGATAACTATGTGTTTTATTTAAATTATGTAAAACCTGCTACTGATAATCAAAGATTGTTTGCCTATGCAAGTGTAAACGGCGGTACTAGCTATGATGAAACTAATGGCAATTATCATATGAATGGTGCGACTGATACAACAGGTTTTAA